AAAGAGATTTATCATAATTATTCATATAAACCTAACCCTCTTATTTTTTTTGTTCTGTTCCCAATTTATCAAAGTGCCATCTTCAATTTTAGCTTTAATATCTTCATACGAGTTATGTCGCCAAGCACAAGTTATAATAATTCTATTTTTTTCTGTCTTGTTTTCTACACCATGTATTTCGGGACCTTTAAATATCCAAGGTGCAAATTCTTTTGTTAATCCATTTTTTTCATATGTCATTCTATACTTTTCTGTACTTCTATCAAAACTATCATAGAAGACTTGTGGACTTGTATCACTAAACTCACCTCGTATTGCAAAGTTTAAAACAGCAGGTCTGTTTCTATCTTGGTGTGGTGGTGCACCACCTACTGCTGTTTGTGTGTACAATACAGTATCAAAAGATATTGCAGGTGTAAAAAGATTTATCAACTCATAATGAAACTCACTAAAAGGATAGTTTTTACATTCTCGTCTAGCGTTAAATGCCTCTTGTACAGTCCATCTTATGTGACCACAATCAAACAGATACCAATTGTTATCGTCTATATTCTCTAAATGATTTAATAGATATTCTCTATCATACCAAAGAGATTTAAGTTCCCGACAATACGGTGCTGATCTTGTTTCTTCCAAGGACGTCAACCTTATCTCTGGCGTTATCATTAAACCTTTCATAATTCGTTTGTATAATTTCTAAATATTTTATCATTGTATCAACGTCTGATACTTGAAAACACGTCATAGGATTGTGTGTAAAGTCTTCATACTTACAATGTTTCATAATTAGATTGTCTATAATCATAGCGTATCTATGACTACAATTTCCTAATCCTTCTTTACTCATACTCTCTAACATACCTATAGATGTGGCCCAATCACCATTAGGGTCAGGTAAGTTTTTTAAGTATGATAAATTTTCTGATTTGTGATATGCGTTTTGTACGTAACAATTATCAACACTTGTAAAATACACTTCATCAATACCTAGTTCTCTTATCTTGCTGTAATAGAAGTCATATGCTTTTAACTGTGTGGCTGCATACTCAACTAGAAATACACCAGGCAATCCTATTAGTAATATCTTCTTATCTTTAAATAATTCGTGTGTAGAATACCAGTTTGTGGCTGCACTATCTTTGTGCATAGTTTTAACATCTGGTATTATATCGCCAACTCTTATCATAACGTAATCTCTTTTTTTCATACTATTTATACTAAAATTAGGTCATAAAAAACTGTATAAATAATAGTAATTGGTTATAAATATACTATGAGTAATATAGAAACATCTAAGGAATAGACACAAATGGCTAAACAAACAATCAATATTGGATCAGCAGCAAATGACGCATCAGGAGATACGTTAAGAGTAGGTGCTACCAAAATTAATGAGAACTTTACTGAGTTGTACACAGCAGACACTACATTTATTAGTCTTGCAACACTAAAAACTGAAGTGGCAGCAAGCGCAGACTTCGCAGCCTTTAAAGCACGAATAGCAGCACTATAATACTTTAATAAATATAACATAATAATAACAACGTGAGGATATAATGACTGGACAAGTAAAAGAAGATAAAATAACAATTGATGGTAAAGACTATATCATAAGTGAATTACCATTAGAAATAAGAAATACAATTGTTGCTAGACAAGAAGTACAAAATTCTAAAATAAGACACTTGATCGAAATAGAAAAAGTTGATGTATTGACTAATTACTATAACGAAAAGATTAAAAAAGGATTAGAAGAAAAAGATGGCGGCGACAGCAAACCTAAGGATTGATCAGGGAGCAACTTTCACAACAGACGTTACCGTTATTGGGAGTAGCGGTGATGTCTTTGATTTAACTGGTTATTCTGCGAGTGCTAAACTGGCTAAAGGCTATTCGAGCACTCGTACAAGAATATCTTTTACAACTACTATTGCCACAGATGCGACAACTGGTGTAGTAACTCTTAAACTGACAGCGGATCAAACTAACACACTTGAAGCTCCCGCTAGATACGTCTATGACGTTGAGATAGTAAAGACTTCTGATAGTACTGTTACTAGAGTTATTGAAGGAATTATTACAGTTAGTCCATCAATTACCCTATAATCTTTAATAAATAGTTATTATAAATATACACTATAAAAGAGAGAGAGATAGTTAATGGCTACAGCAAAGATTAGTTCAAGTAATTCAAGCCTTAGAGCGCAGATAAATTCTAATAATTCTTCTGGTCCTAAACAGGTTTCTGTTACAGTACCTAGCGTCAGCGCTAATTCTACTTTCAAATCGTTAAATGACGTGAATGCCACATCTTTACAAGATGGTGCTTTAATTCAATATGACTCTGCTTCAGATAAATTTATAACAAAAAATAGTATAGATACCGACACAGGAACATTAAAACTGAGCGGTGGCAACTTCTAAAGGAATTAACAAATGGCAACTATTCTACAACTAAAACGATCATCAGGAACAGCTGCTCCCTCAGAGCTAGCTCAAGGTGAACTCGCCTATACATACGGCACAGGCGCACAAGGTAACAATGGTGATAGACTCTTTATAGGGACTGGAACTGAAACAAACGGCGTAGCTGCTAATATAGATATTATTGGTGGTAAATATTTTGCCAATTTAGCTGATCATGTTCATGGAACACTAACAGCTTCATCAGCTCTCATCACAGACAGTAATAACGCAATAGATCAACTACTTGTTGGTAATAATGCAACTGCTGGTGGTGGAATTAAATTTAACGAAGCAACTAACAACGGTGCTCATTCAGTATTGTTAAAGTCTCCGGCCGCTCTTGTAGGTGATGTTGTTTTAACATTACCAGCTGCAGCAGGTACTAATGGACAATTCTTAAAAACAGATGGTTCAGGAAATTTAAGTTTTGGTACTGTAGTATCTACTTTATCACTTGCCGCTGATAGTGGTTCAAATGATTCAGTTTCAACAGGCGAAACAATTACATTTACTGGTGGTACTGGAATTGATACTACTGTAAGTGATAATGTAATTTCTTTTGCGATTGATAGTTCGGTTTTAACTAACGCATCAACGCACACTTTAACAAACAAAACGTTTGACGCTAACGGAACAGGTAACGCAATATCAAATATTGAAGTTGCTGACTTTGCTTCTGGTGTTTTAGATACTGATTTAAGTTCAGTTGCTAGTACAGACACTACACTTGCTTCTGCGAAAGCTATTAAAACATATGTAGATGCACAATTTACTGCTCAAGATTTAGATATAGCCTCGGATAGTGGAACAGCGGCCATTGATTTAGATAGTGAAACATTAACATTTACTGGTGGAGAAGGAATTAATACTTCTATATCAGGAAGTGCTATTACTATTGCTGTTGAAGACGCTACAGAAACTAATAAAGGTATTGCTACATTTGATGGAACAGACTTTACAGTTTCTTCAGGAGATGTTACAATCAATGCTGAAAGAATACAAGACCTTGCAGGCGCAATGTTTAGTAGTAATACTGAAACACGAATTACAGCAACTTACCAAGACGCTGATGGTACAATTGATTTAGTTGTAGATAATAATTTAGCAAACTACGATAACTCATCTTCAGGATTTATTACTACTTCAACTACAGACACATTAACTAATAAAACACTTACAGCACCTAAATTTGTTGATGGTGGTTTTATTGCTGACGCAAACGGTAATGAGATAATTTTATTACAAACAGAAACATCTGCTGTAAATGAATTAGAAATTACTAACTCTGCTTCAACTAATGCTGTTAAGATTGCTACTTCAGGTGGCGATACAAACATTGACTTAAAAATTAGTCCAAAAGGTTCTGGTGTTGTTGATGTTGACACAAGTAGAATTACAAATGTATCTGATCCGTCAGGTGCTCAAGACGCTGCTACAAAAGCATACGTTGATGGTGTTGCTAACGGTTTAGATGTAAAAGAGTCCGTAAGACTTGCTACAACAGCCGCTCTTGCGACTTCAACTTATAATAATAGTAATGGAACAATAACAGCTGATGCCAATGGTGCTTTAAGTATTGATGGTGCTGCTGTAGTTGCAGGTGATAGAGTTTTAATTAAAAATCAATCAAGTGCTGTTCAAAATGGTATCTACGCAGTAACGGCTATTGGTAGTGGTTCGGCCGCTTTTGTATTAACAAGAGGTCCTGACGCTGACACAGCTGCTGAATTAACTGGTGGTACATTCTTCTTCGTTGAAGAAGGTACAGCAAATGCTGATAACGGTTATGTTGCAACACATAATGGTACACCAACACTAGGAACAACTAATATTACATTTAGTCAGTTCTCAGGCGCTGGACAGATTTCAGCTGGTGACGCTTTAACAAAAACTGGTAACACTTTAAATGTTGCTGTTGATGATTCATCAATTGAAGTATCAGGTGACGCTTTACAAATTAAGGCTTCAGGAGTTGGTACCAATCAACTTGCTAACAACGCAGTAACAACTCTCAAAATTACAGACGCTAATGTTACTAATGCTAAATTAGCAAATAGTATCATTAATGTTACAGGTGATAGTGGTAACACAGATATTGATTTAGGAGATACACTAACAGTAACAGGTGGCGAAGGTATTGATACATCACAATCAGGTGATACTTTAACTATTGCTGCTGAATTGGCAACAGCATCCAATAAGGGTGTTGCTTCATTTCCCACTTCTAACTTTTTAGTATCAAGTGGTGTAGTTACAGTTACAGCTATAGACGGTGGAACATTTTAATAATTAATTTAGGAGATTAATAGTGGCGACAGTTATTAAATTAAAAAGAGGAACTTCAATTCCTACTACAAGCGATATTGTAGATGGTGAAGTTGCTATTAACACATCTTCTAAAAAATTTTATATTAACGATTCTGGTACAATTAAAGAAGTTGGTGGACAAGCTGCTGCAAGTGATAGTGTTGCTAGTTTAACAGATACAACTGTTACTGATTTAGTTACTGGTCAAGTTTTATTCTATAATGGTACTGCATGGGTTAATGAATTTGACTTTAATACAAAAGGTAGAGTTCCTTTCATTAAAGCTGACGCAACAATAACATCAATTTCAATGGTTAATAATAAGAACATGACAACTATAAATGGTTTTTTAGATCACGTAGTTGCACCTTCTTTTTATCTATCATTCACAAACGCTGCTGGTTCAGCAGTAACAACATTAAGACCAGGACATATGCCTGAGTTATCGGAGATATAATAGATGTCAATTAAAGCACCAGTACGAGCAACATTTACAGGATCTAATGTTACAGGTCTAGCTGAATACCAATCAGGTGAATTCATTGGTCTAAATCATGGAGGTATTGGAGCTTCACTATCTATCGGATCAGCTGGTCAAGTATTAAAAGTTAACTCTGGTGGAACAGCTTTAGAGTTTGGAGGAGTTGAGGCAGTAATTAATATAGATACTGCAAATGATTTAACTGGTTCAACACTTGCTGCTACTGATCAGATTTTAATATCAGATGGTGGAACTGAAGGTAGAGTTGTATTATCACAATTAGATACTTTATTTTCTGGTACTACACAGACTTTAACTAACAAAACAATTACAAGTGTTGTTTTAAATACAGGTGTTAGTGGTACAGCTATATTAGATGAAGACAATATGGCGTCTGACTCTGCTACACAACTTGCAACTCAACAATCTATTAAAGCATATGTAGATGCTGTGTCAACAGCTTC